CTCTTGTATATCAATGGCTCTGTATGGGTGGTTATAAGATAGAAGCAGATAAATATGTAGATGATGAAGACTTTGCTAAGTTCTTTACATTATTAAAAAAGCATCCAGAATGTGCTCGCCGCATTAAAACGCTAATCGTGGACGAAGCACAAGATGTTAGTGATAATATGTGGTATGTGTTCTTTGAGATTATACAACCAGAGAATTTCTTTATTGTTGGTGACCCTAATCAATCAATTTATAGTTTTAGGCACGTTAATCCTAATAAACTTTTTGAAATAAGTGAATGGGACGATGTGATTACATATCATTTAAATGAAAATTATCGTAATGCGCGTAATATACTTGCGTTTGCGAAAACTTTTATCCGCAAGGCTGGAATGGATATGAGTGATACTTCTATTCCTATGAACCAAAATATGGGACGAGTGATAAAAGGTACATATTCGATTGAGAATTTGGAGAAACTTTTGCCGAAAATCCATAATTATGGAGATTGGTTTATATTGGCGAGGACGAATGCGACGGCTGATAAGATATTGCACGTGCTAACAAAGAATAAAATTCCATGTTAGCGACTCGTGCGCGCGGGCTTATCCCAGAAGGAATTAGGCGATCTGATGAAGTGTGATAAAGTACTGATTGGTACTATTCATAGCGCAAAAGGACTTGAACGCTACGGCGTCATAATGTGCGGCCCATGGTACCGATAGGCAGAAGAATATCGCTTAAATTATGTCGCCGCGACCAGAGCGCAAGAAGTGTTAGTCTGGCTTGGATTGCCGTCAAAGAAAAATAAGTATCATACCTCAAATTGGGAATAAGGAAAGAATCAAATTTGATTTTTTCCTTTTTTTATGTTATAATATTTATATAGGGTAAAAAGGAGACTATTTTATGAAAGGTTTTGTAGATGGAATTGATTGGTATCATGCGGATGCAATGAAATATTGGAGTTTCCCTTCATCATATACAAAAGATAAAAAAGCCGAAACTATGAATTTGGTTTATAGTGGTGATTATATTGGTGCGATTAAAGTTGATGGATACTATGAGCGTATCATAAAAGATGAAGATGGAAATTGTTTTATGGTCGCCCGCAATCGTAACTCCAAAGGTGAGATGACAGAAAAACTTGCATGGGTTCCTCATATTCAACCTTGGTTAGATTCGCTTCCAAATGGAACTGTACTGTTAACTGAATGTTATCTGCCTGGGAATGAGGGAAGTAAAAAAATTACATCAATTTTAGGCTGTCTGCAAGAAAAAGCAATTAAACGCCAAGAAGAAGGACAAAAACTTCATTTTTATGTGTTTGATGTGATGGCTCTTGCGGGTGGAAATTTTAATAATGAACCTTTTAGTTATAGAGTAGAAGCAGTTAAAGCATTAGCAGACCTTAATCCTTCTGAATTTGTGGAATATGCAGTCTACTACGAAGGAAAAGAACTGTGGAACCAACTTCAGACCGCACTCGCAAATGGTCGTGAAGGTATGGTTATTATGAGAAAAGACGCGCCTGTGTATTTTAAGCGTACTCCCGCGCGTGTGTCATTAAAAATAAAAAAAGAACTCCAAGACACCATAGATTGTTTCTTTACTGGGCGTATAAGTGCGCCGACCGTTGAATATACAGGTAAAGAGATTGAAACATGGGAATATTGGGAAGATAATATTACTGGTGAAAAAAAGTTTGGGAAATTTTATAAAGATTATTATGATGGAGCACCGCTAACACCCGTGACGAAGTCATATTTTATTGGTATGGCTGGGTCATTAGAAATAGGCGTAGTAAATAAGAATGGTAAGGTTAAGCCGATTGGGTGGTTATCTGGACTTACTGATGAAATAAAAATGAACCCAGAAAAGTATAAAGGTAAAGTAATAGAGGTCGCCGCGATGGAGTATGATAAAGAGTCTGGTGGACTGCGTCATGCGAAAATGATAGGTTGGAGACCTGACAAAACATGGAAGGATTGTGAATGGAATGAGGGATAAAGATAGAATAAGAAAATTTTTAGAAGAAATAGCAGATTTATGGGAAGAAGAACCTTTTATTGATTGGAGATTTGGACAGTTAATGTGTAACTTTATGGGATGGGTTTATCAAATTAAACAGAGAGATGCGTTCTTTTTAGAAGAAGATCAGTTCATTCAATACTTAAAAGAATATATAGAGGAGGAAAAGCGATGAAAAAAATTATTTTTAATGAAAAAAGTCCAGAATTTAATAAGTTTATGATAGAGCGCTTTCCTTTTCTTATGCCACGAAATGTATGGACGGGAAAAATAGTAGAAGACTATGATTATAGTTGGACCTTATTTAATGAAATTCCAAGGGGATGGCGAAAAGCATTTGGAATGGATTTTATGGAAGAATTAAGGGAGGCCTGTATTGAAACAAATTTTCTTGATGAACTTATGATACTTCAAATTAAAGAAAAATTTGGTACTTTAAGATTTTATACAAATCCAATACCTCGAAATATCGATCATATTATTCAAAAGTATGAAGATTTGAGTGCGTGGATTTGTATTGAATGTGGTGCACCTGCGAAATGGATAAGTAAAGATTGGATTTGTCCTTGGTGTGATGATTGTTGTAAAGAATCAAGAAATACTCGTCCAAGCGCATTTGATACTATAGATACTTGGTATGGTGAGTATAAACCAATAGGAGATAGTAAATGGGATATGATATTAAAGACATCAAATCATTAGACTTTAGAACAGCCGTAAGAGAGCGAATACAAATGTATTTAGGGTCAGATGATGTAGAAGGTACATATCAGGCTCTAAAAGAGATTATAAATAATTCTACTGATGAAGCCATCGCAGGATTTGGTAAAAAAATTGAGATTTCTATTTCTGAAAAAGAAAACAGCGCATTCGTCCGCGATTACGGTCGCGGCGTTCCTTTTGGAACAAGAGAGGATGGAGAGAATGTGCTTGTTTCTATATATGCGAAGTCGCACACAGGTGGTAAGTTTGAAGAGGGAGCATATAAAAATGCGTCGGGTCTCAACGGTATTGGGGCCAAGTGTGTGTGTTTGAGTTCCTCAAAATTTCATGTCGTGTCATACAGAAACGGAACTCGCGCGAGTGCAAAATTTAGTGAAGGTAATCTTATAGATTATAAAGAAGAATCTACTACTGAACCTAATGGTACTGCAGTAATATTTACACCAGACCCGAAAGTTTTTAAGACGGGAAAAATAGGATATTCTTATGATAGAGTGTGTGAAGATATAAAAAATATATCTTATCTTTATAATGGGATTTCGTTTATCGTTATAAATGAGGATAAAGGCACAAAGAAAACTTTTTGTGCAAAAAACGGAATAGTAGATTTTGTTAAAGATAATGTAAAAAAATCATTACATCATCATATCATATCTAATTCTATTGAAGATGAAAATGGTGATAAGATGGAAATAGCATTTCAATGGGGTGATGGAAATGAGAAAAGTTTTGTGTTTGTTAATGGTTTGTTGTGTCCTGAAGGCGGGTCTCCTATCACCGGGGCTAAGTCCGCTATAACAAGGACATTTAATTCGCTTTGCAAAAAGAATTTTAATGGTGATGCGATTCGTCATGGGTTATTCTATGTTATGAATTGTACGGTCGCACAACCTTCGTTTGCGAATCAGACTAAATCAAAAATTAATAATACGAATTTAAGAAGTATGGCTTCAAGTTGCTTTTCCGAAGCATTGAAGATTATGAATATGAGGTATAAGTCAGAATTTGAGGCGATAGTTCAAGTTATGACTGTTGCGGCAAAGGCTGATGCCGCCGCGGAACGTGCACGTCAGAATGTGATGAGCGCGAACAAAGAGATTGAGAAGAATCAAAAGAAAAAAGTTTTTGCGTCAGATAAATTAAAAGATGCGGAAAAACTTGGGCCGAATTCGACTTTATTAATTGTTGAGGGTAATAGTGCCATGGGTGGTATGTCTCGTGCGAGAGATTATACCAAGTATGGGTTATTAGCGATAAGAGGTAAAATGTTAAATTGTCTTGCACATCCTGATGAAAAAATTTTCCAGAATGAAGAGATTAAGTTATTATTGAGTGCGATGAATATTACACCTGGGAAATATAGTGCATCTAAATTAAGATATGGAAGATTAGGGATTTGTGTTGATGCTGATAGCGATGGAGCGCATATAGCGTTATTGATAATGTCAGCGTTAACTTATCTTGCGCCGCAATTTATACGCGAAGGAAGATTATGCTGGTTACGGTCGCCGCTGTATATTGTGGAGAACGGAAATCAGGAGTCGTACTATTATACTGATGAAGAATTTTCAAAAGTAAGGAATAAAATCAAAGGTAATATAACTCGTAATAAAGGTCTTGGCGAATTGTCTGACGTATCCGCGCGGCGAAGCATGTTTTCGCAGGAGTTTCAACGTATGGATGTATTAGATTATAGTGAGGAAGGTCTGGGACTGTTGCGCGAGTTAATGGGAAAAGATCCAGAATTTAGAACAGATTTTATTTTTAAGAATGTGGACTTTAGTATGATAAGGGAATAAGATATGAAATATTATGTTTTTAATGATGAGGTTTATATTAAAGCAGAAGAACTTATAGATTTTGCCTCTAAAGAAAATAATAATAAAATTGAAATTAAAGGTAGAGTATACCAGTCACCTCAATATGGACATTGGGCAGCACACGCTGTATCAATAAAAGGTGTACCAACAGAAGTGTGTTCGGTATGTGGTGAATGGACATATGGCGATTATGCAAGGTTTTGCCCAAACTGCGGAGCAAAGATGATTGAAGCGGATACCGAAGCCATGTATTATCCTCAAGTGAAAGGAATCACACCAACGGTTATCGAGGTAGAAGAAGATGGGATTGATTGAGTGGATTAAATGGAAAATAGGTATGTTTAGAATACACAGAGGATTAAAAATCGTGATAAGAGAAATTGTACGAAACAGATGACTTTTGGAGTAGAGGAGAAAAAAAATGATTGACGGATACGATGACAATTTTAGTACAACAGCCAGACCTATTTATGTAAAGCCTGTAGATAAGTCTGCTATTTATATTACAAGTAAATGGCTTGATGAGAAGAAAGATCAATACACTAATGTTTTTATTGATAATAAGCCTTTAATTAGGTGTAAGGATTGTAAGCATTGGAAAATAAATATCATCGCTATACCTACTGACGAGATAGACAAGACAATGTATTGCACAAGATATATGTGGATGGTGCATACGGATGCAAATGATTTCTGTAGTAGAGGAGAGAAGAGAGATGAGTGAACGTGATAAAATAACTCCTTGTAAAGGTTGTAAATACTATAAATTAAATTATAAAGACGTAATGTTATACTGGACGCCAGGCTACTTCTGTATGTTAAAAGGAAGAAAAATAGACGAAAACGATAGAGATTGTGAGGAATATGAAGAAGATGAAGACTTATGTGCCGATATACCAAGTGATTGATACACGAAAAGAAGCAGAATGGGAGTTTATTAAATTTCGTGGTGACGCCGCCGTGTACGCTCATTGTACACATTGTGACTTTATCTATCCTCTTACTACAATGCCTTATCCTTATTGTCCAGTATGCGGTAGGAAGATGTATTATAGTCGTAACGCGACCGTGAAAAAAGTTGACTCTTATCCTTTTTTATGATATAATATATATAGAATAAAAAAGAATTTTTATAAAAATGTATACAATGCGTGATGAAATAGCATGGTTAGTTAAAAAATTACATAAAAATCGGAAAAACAGGTATC